CTAATCAGCCGAGGGTCACTCTATACGTCCGTATAGAGTCTACTGTCTTCGGACAGTCAACTGATTTTCACCAGTCAACCGTCCTTAAAGAGCCTCACTTCTGAAGAGAAGAGAAACACTTTTAAGACCTTGATGAACAATGAGTTGGGTGTATGTAGTAACACCAGCAAGCTACATCGTTCGCGCCGAATGGTAGAGAAAGACTTCTGTACAGACCTCATAAGGGGTCTCAGGGTCTTCTTTAACTTCTTCCACATTAAAGTAGAAGAAGCTCTCTACCGTCGACTTACCCGAAGATTGATTACCTTCGGAAGAGATAACGGTCTTAATGCCGTATCTGACAGCTTCAAGTACTTCTGCTATTTTAGATTTAATAAATATGTAAAGGACTCTACATCTTATCCTTTACCAGAGGAGTACTTTGATTTCCACCCGAGTCCCGCTATTAAGAGCTATATGGACCGTAAGTTAGGAACTAGAAAAAGAAGGAACACCTTCTTCATACAGAGCTTGATGTATCTGAAGAGAATACTTAAGCCACTTCCTAATGAATTCATTGAGAAGTCACTTGAGAAACATTCTCTTACACTATCGACGCCGTCCCCTTATCCTTCAGATGAATTACTCAGTTTCACTGAGTGGTTCATTGACTCTAATGTCAGACTGAATTATAAGAAGAGTGACTTGGATAGGACATATGCTCTTAGTTCCTCCGCCAGTTTTAATACTGGTTGTAAGAAGGGTGGAGTACAAGGAGAGATCTCCCTCAATCTTCCTTGTGTGAAAGGACCAATGGATCTTCGAAAATTCGCCATTATTAACAATGCGACGAAGACCCAAGTTCAATTATCGAAAGATCGAGCTGATCTTAATATCAGCGATCTTATAAGAGGAAATGCAAGACCAGCTACAGTCCTTGAACCATTAAAGGTTAGGATAGTAACCTGTGAGGACGCTTCAAACTTTCGTTTGAAGCCTGTCCAAAAAAATCCTCTGGGAGCAACTTCTAAGAGGAGAAGAATTTTGTCTAACAAGAGGTGAAGATATCTTTTCACCTCTTAACAAGCATCTTCTTCCATTAGATAAACTCCCTCTATGGATCTCCGGTGATTACTCAGCTGCGACCGATAACTTGAATAGACACGTTATTAATAACGTACTTACCCAGTTATCAGCATTTTTACCTTCCCCTTATTCCTCCTTATTAATAAAGAATGGAGGCTCCCACTTCATTAAATACCGAAGTGGGACGATAATTGAACAGTTAAATGGTCAGCTGATGGGATCGCTGACGTCCTTTCCTTTGTTGTGCTATATAAATTTTATAGCATATAACTATAGTCGCTCGAAATCCCCGGAAGATTTTTCTTCCTTTGTCCTCATTAACGGGGACGATATCTTATTCCGAGCAACTGAAAAGGGATATGACATCTGGAAGGGTGTCGTGAAACAGTTCGGCCTCAGTCCTTCTATTGGAAAGAACTATTGTTCTGAACGTTTCTTTATGATCAATTCACGCCTCTTTACAATTAAAGGAGGCGAGATTTTCGAAGAACCCTTTATTAACTGGGCCCTTCTCAATCCCAACCAACTCAAATCTGAGTTGCAGATTGATCACGGTAATCCCTTTTTACCTCCCTACGGACAGTTATTAAGAACACTGTTCCGCCAGTCCCAGGCTCCTCTTATTAAGAAGAAGAGATTATATGGGCTTTTCCTTTGT